GGCCCTTGTCCCAAACGGGCGGGCCGGTTTCCGTTGTAAAATAGGGGATGCTATGCCTAGCACAACTAAAAACTGGTTTACCCGGCTCATGAAGGCCCGTAAAACCAACGACGCCGCTGAAATGGCGAATCTTGTTGATAACGCGCCTGACAGCGTCACAGGTGATGACGACGTGAGTTCTTCGCTTACGCCAGGTGGAGTGGTGATTAACCTTTCACCGCAAAGCCCGTTACCTGCGCCTACTTTGCCACTCACTGGCGATGAAGATGAAGAAATCCCCGCATGGGGGAAAGCGCTGATCGAAGCGTTTTCCAAACTGACCCCGGCAGCGGCAACAGGTGATGAAGATGAAGAAGAGAAGGACGAGAAAGAGGGCGCCGTTACTGGTGATGCCGCTTATCGTGCCGATCTGATTCAGCCTGGTATCCAGTTACCATCCTCGGCAAAGCCTACTGCGTTTAAACGTTCAGTGCTGGCAACCGCTGATCAGGTAATGGTCCGCTCTATCGTGGGTGATGCTGATATCACCAAACTGAAAAAAGCCACTGTTGACATGGCCTTTACGGCAGTGTCAGAGCTGGCTAAGAACCGCAATACCGCAGCTAAAACCGTTGACGGTTTCCGCTCCATCAACTCCAACACCACCAAAACCATCGCGGAGATTAACGCCGCCGCGAAGGAACTCTGGGCTAAACACTAACGGGGCATTCAATGGATAACACGTTTCTTTACCGGATGCCTGCGGGCATCGCCGGGTCAATCTCACGTCCGCAGGATCTGACGGTTGAACCTCAGACGCTGGACAGCACAAAGGTTTTCGCCGCGTACGGTCTTGCCGGGAAGTTTTCGTCAGGTAAGTTTGTGCCGATTGAGGCGGGTGATACGGCTGCTGTTGTGGTGGGTATCTATGTTCGTCCTTACCCAACTACAAATCAGCCCGACAAAGTGCGCCAGATCGGAAGTGGCTACAACTTCGCGGGCGACTGCATGAAGCGTGGTTATGTCACGGTCAACATCGGTGCTGATGCCAGTGCTGTAACGCTTGGCGGGGCTGTTTTTATGCGTGTGGCTACACCGACAGCATCAAGCCCGCTGGGTGCATTCCTGGCCGCCGCTGACAGCACGAATACCGTGCAGATCACCAACGCTTACTTCAATGGTCCTGGCGACACGAACGGCAACATTGAACTGGCCTTTAATATTTAAGGAAATCGCAAATGCCAATGACATTTGACCAGGCAACAGTCGACAGTTCTGGTACCTTTCTCATCGGAGAACTGGAGCGCCTCGACCAGACGCTGAATCTGCCGCTGACCTCGCAGACGTGGAGCCGCGATATTCAGCTGCGAGAAGATGTATCTATCGCGGACGAAATCAGCTCCTTCACCAACACCACCTTTGCTGCTGCAGGTACGCCTAACGCCAACGGCAAAAACTGGATCAGCCCGCTGGCAACCGCTATTGCTGGCATCAGCGTTGATATCGAGAAAAAGGGCTTCCCGCTGGAGTTGTGGGGCATGGAGCTTGGCTGGACGATTATCGAACTGAATGCTGCCGCACAGGTTGGGCGCCCTATCGATACCCAGAAGTATGACGGCATGCAGCTGAAATGGAACATGGATACCGACGAGCAGGTTTATATCGGTGACTCAGCAAAAGGTGCTAAAGGCCTACTTAACCTGTCTCAGGTGACGCCGACCAACGCGACCAAAACCTGGGCCACTTCAACCGTTGACGAAATCCGTGCCAGCATTAACCAGGTGCTGAGCAATGCATGGGCTCGTTCCGCTTACTCTAAAGTACCGGAAGATTTGCTGATCCCGCCTGAGCAGTATTCGTTCATTGCTAGCACCATCGTTTCCAGCGCCGGTAACCAGTCTCTGCTGACCTACCTGGAAACGAACACCATCGCCTATCACCAGAACGGCAAGCCTCTGAACATTCGTCCGGTTAAATGGATGAAGGGCCGCGGTGTGGGCGGTACAGATCGCATGGTGGCCTACACCAACGATAAGAAGTTTGTGCGCTTCCCGATGGTTCCGCTGCAGAGCGTCCCGATCCAGTATCGCGGCCTGTACCAGCTAGTGACCTACTACGGCAAGTTGGGTGCGGTTGAGCCGGTTTACCCGGAAACCCTGAACTACATGGATGGCATTTAATCCAGATACAGCCCCTTCACAGGGGCTTTTTTCTAAGGAATTCAGATGAAGAAAATCTATGTACTGGCCGCGTTCAATTTCAACGACGGTGCGAAAATCACGCCATTCGCTGCAGGCTTCCATGATGTTGATGACGCAGTGGCAGAGCACTGGTTTGTAAAAGCACATTGCTCACCAGATGGCGAAGCGCCGGCGGTGGCGGAAGATCCGCGTATTGCTGAGTATGAAGCGCGTATTGCTGAGCTCGAAGCGCAGCTGGCGGAGGCTACCACCAATGGCAAGAAATCAAAGTCTACCGACGCCTGAGCAGTTCAGGGCAGCATTTCCGCAGTTTGCTAACGAAACCACGTATCCCACCCCCACGATTCAAATGCGCATTAATCTCGCTGATGTCCTGCTGAGTGAATCGCGTTTTGGTGAGGATATTTTCCCCTATGTTGTCGGCCTGTATGTTGCTCACTACCTGTACCTGTACACCGCTGATATGCGTGGCGTTGCTGTTGGTACCGCTGGTGGCTCCAATAGCGGCGTACAGACATCAAAATCAGTGGATAAGGTTTCGGTAAGCTACGATGCCAGCGCAACGCTGGACCCGAATGCGGGCTTCTGGAATAACTCCCGGTACGGTTCTGAGTTCTGGGAATATCTGATGCTGTTTGGTGCAGGAGCAATTCAGCTGGGGATGCCGCAATGAAAAGCGGGCTAACGGTTAGCGAGGACAATTACGCCGGTGTCCTCGACGCGCTAAAGCAGCTTTCCGGCACTGACGTGCTGGTGGGCATTCCCGCTGGCCCTCCACGTGAAGATTCCCCACTGAGTAATGCCGAAATTGGTTACCTGCAGTCCACCGGGGCGACCGTAGAGATTGACGGCGAGATCGTCACGCTCCCGCCACGGCCTTTTCTCGATATGGGTATAGAGGATTCTCGGGATAAAACCACCGCACGGCTGAAGCTTGCCGCACAGGCTGCGCTTGAGGGGAATTCTGGTGTGGCAGAGCAGCATCTTGAAGCTGCTGGGCAGATTGCCCGTGATGCGGCAAAGGCGGTTATCGGTGACGGTGATCGACTAGAGCCTTTATCCGAAAAGACGCTTAAGCGACGTCGTGCTGCTGGTTTGAGAGGTATTAAGCCGCTGTATGCTCATGGCTTCCTGTTGCGTGCGATTCAATACGTCGTAAGGAAAAAATAATGCCTTTACTCGATGTGACAGAGGTTCTTCTGGACCCGGATTTTGTCGATCTGACGTTGGTATGTCACCGACAGGTGCAGACGGTTGACGAAGATAACTTCCCGATCAATACGCCGCAGGATATCCCGTTCTCCGGGGTGGTGACCGTTGACCGCTCTCTGGAAGCTAAACGTATGACCGCCGGACAGAACATCAACGGCGCAATCCTCATCGTTACTCAGTTCAGGCTTACGCAGGGTCAGCCCGGACTGGATGCTGACACAGTGACCTACCAGGGGCGCGACTATCGCGTGACGTTTGTCGATCCGTATACGGCCTACGGCGTCGGGTTCGTCCAGGCACATTGCGAACTGCTGGAATTTGACGGAGGTACGCCAGTTGAGTAACGACAGCACAACGGCGGGCTATCTGACGCCCGTCGGTGATTCGCCGCCCTACGATGAGGATCTGGAAAGGTTAATCAGCCGCTGGATACGGCGCGTTACCGGGCTGGATGCCACGCTGGTTTACCCGCGCTGGACCGACCCACAAAAGCAGATACCCAAAAACGGCACTACCTGGTGCGCGTTTGGTATCACCGGTATTCAGGAAGACTTCAATCCCGCTTACCTGCAGGGTGAAGAGAGCGCCGAACAGTGGTCACATGAGACCGTGAGTCTGATTCTGTGCTTCTACGGACCGCAGGGGCTGGCGATGGCCACACGCTTTCGTGATGGCCTGCTGGTATCGCAGAACAATGACGAATTGAACCGCTCAGGACTGACATTACTTCAGATGGGCCGGATCCTCAACCTTCCCGAACTCATCAATAACCAGTGGGTGCGCCGGTACGATATCAGCGTTGACCTGCGCCGCAAAATCATCCGCCAGTACGGCATTCAATCGCTGGTCGACGCGCCAGTGCAATATTTTGGAGAATAAAACATGGCACAGGGCTTACCTGTTTCCAATGTCGTGAACGTGGACATCATCATGTCAGCGGTTGCGTCTACGGGGCGTAACTTCGGTGCGCTCCTCATTCTGGGAACCTCAACCGTTATTCCGGTGACCGAGCGTATTCGCCAGTATTCAGCCATTGAAGATATTGGCGATCATTTTGGCGTTGATTCACCAGAATATGAAGCGGCGACCATCTTCTTTTCACAATCACCAAAACCAACGTTGGTCTATATCGGCCGCTGGGCGAAAACGCTGGCAGGCGGTGAAGATGGTACGGTGGAAACGCTGCTGCAGGCGGTTAACGCTGCGCTGCAATATACCAACTGGTATGGACTGGCGATTGCCGACAGTGCGGATCTTGTTGAGGCTGACGTGATTTCTGTCGCTGCTGCTATTGAAGCATCCAGCCTGAGTCGCATTCTGGCCGTTACCACCGATGATGTTAACGTGCTGGTGGCCGGCAACACTGCAAATATCGGCTATAAGCTGAAAGCCGCAGGCTACGGGCGTACGTTCTGGCAGTACAGCTCCAGCAGTAAATATGCTGCCATCTCTGCATTTGGTCGCGCGTTTACGGTGAACTTCACCGGCAGCAATACCACCATCACCCTGAAGTTTAAAACCGAGCCAGGTATCACCTACGAGACACTGACGACCGCGCAGGCGTCCGCCATTGATGCCATTAACGGTAACGTCTACGTCTACTACGCCAACGATACGGCGATTATCCAGCAGGGCGTGATGGCGAACGGCGATTTCTTTGATGAGCGCCATGGACTGGACTGGTTGCAGAACTACGTTCAGACCAATCTCTACAACCTGCTGTACACCTCAACTACCAAAATCCCACAGACCGACGCCGGCGTAACCCGTTTAATGACCAACGTCGAAGCCTCGCTCGATCAGGCGGTTAATAACGGTCTGATTGCTCCGGGTGTCTGGAATGGTGGCCCGATCGGTCAGATTGAATCAGGTGACACGTTGACTAAAGGCTACTACGTCTATGCCGGTGCGGTTGCTAATCAGGCTCAGTCCGACAGGGAAGCTCGTAAGTCACCGGTGATTCAGGCAGCAATCAAACTGGCCGGGGCCATTCACTATGCCGACGTGCAGATCAACGTGGTGCGATAAGGAGCGACCATGAGCGGAACCTATAGTTTTATTGACGTCTCGGCGTCGCTGACTGGCCCGACCGGAAGTATCGATCTGGGCTACGGCTCGGCGAACTCCGAAGAGGGCATTACGATCACGATGACCGAGGCGAAGAACACAATGACCGTTGGCGCTGATGGTGAGGTGATGCATAGTCTGCACGCCGGTAAGAGCGGCATTATCACGGTTACTCTGTTAAAAACCTCCCCGGTGAATAAAAAACTGTCGTTGATGTATAACGCACAGAGCCAGTCCTCCGCTACCTGGGGAAACAACGTTATTGTCGTGCGCAATAAGGTGTCAGGCGACATCTCTACTGCGCGATCCTGCGCATTCCAGAAACAGCCAGACCATTCCAACGCGAAAGTGGGGAATACCGTTTCGTGGGTATTTGACGCCGGTAAGATTGACCAACTGCTGGGGGAGTTTTAACAGATGGAATTTGAAATCAAAGGCGTCAATTACCGCACCGCCAAACTCGATGTTTTCCAGCAGCTGAAGGTCAGCAGAAAACTTCTGCCGGTGCTGGTCGGGCTGGTTAGTGAGTTTTCGACGCTGAAGGCGCAGGCTGTAGCCGGGAACTCCGGCGCTGTAGTGGAAAGTGTGTTGCCAAAAATAGCCGACACGCTGGCGGCATTGCCGGATGACGACGTTAACGCGGTGATTCATCCGTGCCTGGGCGTCGTTTCCCGCCAGCACGAAAAGGGATGGGTGAAAGTTTTCGATCAGGGCGTGCTGATGTTCGACGACATCGACCTGTTCACGATGCTGCAGCTGGTGGCGCGGGTGGTCGCCGACAGCCTGGGAAATTTTTTGAAAGAACTCCCCGCCAGCGGGACGGCCACCCCGCCAGCGGCCTGACGCTTGAGTCCTTACCTGAAGGCGAAAGCTTCCTGATGCGCCCGGTGGAAGCCGGGTATATCCCCTATACCGCACTGAAGGACGGATCAGTCGACCTGGCCGACATTGCCCGCATGAATGACTGGCTGGATCTCAAAGCCGATAACGACTACCGCATAGCGAAATGGAGAGAGGACAATGAACGCTGAAACGCTCAAGGACTTTCTGATCTCGCTTGGGTTTAACGTTGACGAGGCTGGCGCCAGAAAATTTGATTCGGTGGTTACCGGAACGACGCTCAAGGCGATCGAGCTTGGTACCAAAGTGGAGTTGGCCGCTGCATCAGTCGTGGCGTACACCGCCAAAATCGCCAGTAGTCTGGATAACCTGTACTGGGCTTCTCAGCGTACTGGCGCGACAGTGCAGGGCATTAAGCAAATCGGGTATGCCGTCAGCCAGATGGGCGGCAGTGTTGACGCAGCACGCGGTTCCCTCGAAAACCTGTCACGGTTCGTGCGTAACAACCCTGGTGCTGAAGGCTTCCTGAATCGTCTTGGTGTGCAGACTCGCGATGCTAAAGGCAACATGCGGGATATGGCCAGCGTCTTCACCGGCGTCGGCCAGCGTCTTAGCAGCATGCCGTATTACAGGGCTAATCAGTACGCACAGATGCTGGGTATTGATGAAAACACCCTGATGGCAATGCGTCGCGGTATCGGCCAGTTTAGTGGCCAATATACCGCAATGGCGAAAGCGATCGGCTATAACGCCGGCGTGGCCGCTGTCAGTTCAAACAAGTTCATGACCTCGCTGCGCTCCTTCGGTCTGATGGCTGGCATGGCACGGGATAAAATCGGTTCCGGCCTCGCAGATGGTCTCGCCGGGTCGCTGGACCGGCTACGGCACCAGATACTGGACAATTTCCCGAAAATCGAAGGCGCAATCACCGCGACGGTTAAGGGTATCCTCTGGGCTGGTGAAATGGTCGGCAGGATGATTTACCGGCTCATGCAGTTAGGCCAGGGTATCAGTGACTGGTGGGATTCCCTGGATAAGCAGTCACAGGAGCTGATAGAGCTCCTCGGTGCGCTTACTGCTGCATGGTGGCTACTGAACCGCGCCATGATGGCGTCACCCATTACCTGGGTGCTTGGCCTTGCGGGGGCCATAGCGTTGCTTTGGGAGGATTACCAGACCTGGAAAGAGGGCGGCAAAAGCCTCATTGACTGGGAGAAATGGAAACCTGAAGTTGATGCCGCGCTTAAGATGGTTGGCGACCTGAAACAATCGGTCATCGATCTCGGGAAGGGGCTGACGAAGCTTCTGAACATCGACCCTAAATCCTGGTCACTGAAGTGGGACTTCAGCAACTTCATTACCCAGATGGGTGAGTTCAGCAAGATGCTGAGCATGATTGGTGATCTGCTGAATGCTATCAAAGATGGCCGCTGGTCAGATGCTGCGAGTATCGGTAAGGCCCTGCTCAGGCAGGGAAGTGATCAGCCTGATGCGCTGCCTGGTGTATCAGATAGTGCGAATAGTGCTGCTGATTGGGTGAAAGAGAAAACGGGCTTCGACCCGCGCAGCCTCGGGCGTGCTTTCAGAGGGGATGGAAACACTCGTGCTGACCGCAACAACAACCCTGGCAATATCCGCCCGGTTGGCGGTGGGGGTTTCCGTACCTTCGAGAACGCCTTTCATGGCTGGACTGCCATGAAAAACCAACTGATGCGCTACTTCACCGGCAAAACCACAGGGCGCCGGCTGAAAACAATTATGGATATCGTCAGCACCTGGGCTCCAGCAGGAGATAACAACGATCCGCAGCTTTACGCCAAACAGGTTGCCGGATGGATGGGGGTATCACCTACGGCAGCGCTGAACCTGTCAGATCCGAATACGATGGGGGCACTAATGCAGTCTATGGCCCGCAAAGAAGGCTATTCGAACTGGAACAGCCCGCTGGCTTATCAGGCATCAGGTGCGCAGATTCAGCAGCATAATACCTACCATATTCAGGGCACGAACGCCCAGGAGATCGGACAGGAAGTCGGCCAGCGCCAGCTGGATGCGAATGCAAGGGTGTTACGTACTAACCAGAGCGGGGCGGGCTGATGGATATTTTTTCAACGCTGTTTCAGCAGCAGAGCAGGAAGATTGGACTGATCGTTCCCAGCGTCGTTATCTCTGAAAAGCACAATGACACGCTGGAAATTACAGAACACCCGGTGGAGGTTGGTTCTGCGATTTCTGACCATGCCTACCGTCGCCCGTCAGAAGTGATCATGCAGGTTGGTTTTGCTGGTGGCGGGTCTCTGCTCGACTTTCTCGATACCACTTCAATCGGGTTGGGCGTCGGCCTTAGCCCGAAAGAAACGTATCAGGAGTTGCTGGACCTGCAGAACAGCAGGGTGCCTTTCGATGTGGTGACCGGTAAACGGATTTACACCAACATGCTGATCCGTGCGCTGGAAGTCACCACCGACAGGACATCAGAGAATGTGTTGTCTGCGGTTCTTACGCTGCGCGAGGTCATCATTACCAGTACAACCACCACGCAGGTTGCAGCCAAAGAAGATATGAAACTGGGGGCTAATACTTCGGCTGTGCAGAACTCAGGAGTAAAAACGCCGACGGCGAAAAATGAGTCTCTGTTAAGCCGTCTCGCTGGCTACGCAACCGGAGGATAAATGTCCGTATCAGAAATCCCGCTGTCACCAGAAAATCAGTCGTTTTCAATATCGCTGGCGGGGCAGAGTTTTCAGATAGCGGTTACCTGGCGTGCTGCGTTCTGGTGTCTGGACATCATGGACAGCGCTGGTGCTGACCTGATTAAAGGCGTACCGCTCATCACCGGCGCTGACCTGCTGGCGCAGTACGATTATCTCGGGCTGGGTTTTTCGCTTTATGTCGGCTGTGATAGCCCGGCTAGCGAAAACCCCACAGAAACCGATCTCGGAATAAACAGCCATCTTTACGCGGTAACGGAGTAACCATGTCACAGAACTGGATGCGGCATTTTGAGCTGCAGCTTGTCGACTCGAAAGGCAACGCTACCGACTTCGGTAGCTTCAAGGTCACTTTTACCATCGACTGGTTCAATCTGAGCAGTGAAACGCGGGTAGGGACCTTCAAGGTGTATAACCTGGCCGCTGATACCGTTAACCGGATTGTTGGTGATGAATTTACCCGTATCCGGGTAATTGCCGGTTACGATGGGGTTGCAGCAGATGTTTCCGCCAGCCAGGTCGGTACAGCGCGAAGGGTAAACCCCGATGACGTGGGCCAGATGGACGGGCGGAACTACGGGCTTATCTTTGATGGCGAGATCCGCTACACCATCACCGGCAAAGATAACCCCATCGACAGCTTTGTGCTGATACAGGCGGCTGACTCAGACCGGGCATTTGCAACTTCGATCACGACGCAGACACTTGCGGCGGGCTATACGGTTGCAGATGTCAATGCGGCACTGATGAATGATTTCAATGCAAAAGGCGTGACAGAGGGTAACACTCCGGCCATGCCTGCGACTGTTTACCCGCGTGGCCGGGTGCTGTTTGGCATGACGCGTCACCTGATGGATAACGTTGCCGAACAATGCCAGGCTGACTGGATGTTTGTTGATGGTAAGCGTGAGATGGTGGCGAAAAACGAAGTCGTTCACGATGCTATTAAGCTGAACAGCGCCACTGGCCTCATCGGCATGCCACAACAGACTATCGGCAGCGGCGTTAACGTACGCTGTCTGATTAACCCCAATATCCGGGTTAATGGGCTGATAGAGTTGAATCAGGCCTCTGTCTACCGCACGGTGCTGGGCAATAACGACATAGCTATGACTCAGGGGCGCATCACCGACCAGAATAACAACGGCAACATCACCGTTGAGGGTACTACCGCACAACCCGCGAGCATTGCGACCGACGGCGTTTATATTGTGCGCGGCATTATGTACACTGGCGACACAAGGGGCCAGGCGTGGTACATGGATATGATGTGTGAAGCGCGTGGTGCATATGATATTGCATCCGGTTCGGCTTTGCAGAGAGGGTTGTAGCAAATGAGGTTGTGGATAATCTCGTTGTTGGCAGTGGCTTCAGTTGGGGCGACTGCTGGCACCATTACTATGCAGTGTGGTGGTTTCCGAATGGAGGCTATCCCTGATTCTTTGTTCAAGATTAACGGCGAAACTGTGACCTCCCAGAAAATTAAGACCCTCGGGAATGGTAATGGAATGCGCGTGGATATGGGCCTAATGCCCGCTAAAGACGGCAACAACTACGGATTTCAGTACATTCATCGTCCTGGCACTGAATTTCGATTCCTGAACGTTCAACTTCTTCAAAGCGGTATGGGCGCCCCTAAGATTATCGGGTCATTTCCGTGCAGGAAGCTGAATCATGAATGATTGTGGAGGCAATATAAAAACTATTGAGGATCAAGAAAAAGAACTTATCGATAAGGCTGAATTATTGATCGAACACCAAAAAGAGCAATACGAATCTTCAGTTGAAAGAGTTCGCCGCTTGGAAGATAAGGCACTCAAAACATTTGGGTCGCTAAACCTTATTATTACAGTGGCACTTCTTATAGTTAGATATTGGTGGGTGGATATATTTCCTGGTAAATACACACCTTTGCATGCATTTTGTTGGCTTTCACTTTCTGTATTTATGGTTATGTATTTTATTTCATGGGGGTTTTCTTTTAGCGCAATGCAACTAAAGGACTTGGAGTGTCCTTCTTCAGATGCCCAGGATATGGAAATGTTTTATATGGGGAATAAAATATACAATTCACTTTCATCCTATGCAAAGGAATACTCCAGGCTTGCAGGTGTTGTGGATAACATCCATAAAGATAAAATTAGGTTGATCAATAACTGTTTTGAAGCAATGCTTATCGGGGCTTGGTCGTTTACTGCTTTTTTAATTTCCGTTGTAATTATTAAAATTTAACTAATGAGGCTCGCATGTCAGAAAATAATAAAGGTAATAATCAGCAAAGAGGAAATACACCTTCAACTGGTAAAGATCAAAAGTCTAATAGTGTTTCTACCCCATCAGAGCCTATTAAGTATGATAGCTCCATACCTGTGCCAGGAAGTAAGGTTGTGACGGAAAGCTATCAACCGCCAGTTAGTAAAAAACAAAAATAATACAGGCCCGCTTCGGCGGGCTTTTTAATGCCTGGAGTTAAGTAAATGGCAGTATCCGATAAAACCCGCAGTGGTGCGCTGGCGGAGGTTCTGGCATCAGAGCGAAAGACTACCAGCGAACAACTACGCGTAGCGCTACCCGGCATCATCCAGTCATTTGACCCGGATGCTGTCACAGCTGTTGTTCAGCCGGCAATCCGCTACGTCGAACGAGATAACGACGGCAACAAAAGCACGAAGGATTACCCGCTGCTGGTGGACGTTCCTGTCGTTTTTCCCCGTGGTGGTGGCTGTACGCTGACTTTTCCCGTTAAAGAAGGTGATGAATGCCTGGTGATATTTGCCGACCGCTGCATTGATTTCTGGTGGCAGAGCGGAGGCATACAGGAGCCGGTAGACGGGCGCATGCACGATTTATCGGATGCCTTCTGTATTGTCGGCCCGCAGTCGCAGGCGAAGAAAATTAGTGGCATCAGCACTTCGGCAGCTCAGTTTCGAAGTGATGATGGGAGCACCTATCTGGAAATTGACCCTACGACTAAGAAGATAAAATTAGTCGCACCAGGCGGTCTTGACGTCATTACACCGATGGCTGACTTTTCCGAACAGGTTACCATTCATGGCCTGCTGTCCTGGATGGGCGGGATGGTCGGGTCTGTTGCATCAGGCATCGCCTCGACCATCACCGGCGCTGTTGAGTTTATCGGCACTGTTAAAGCTAACGGAAAATCAATCGATGATACGCATACTCACGGCGGGGTGCAGCATGGCACCGACGATACGGATGAGGTGAACTGATGCGCTACAGACGTGAAGACGATGACGGTGATTACACCTTTGGCCAGGGCGATGATACCTGGCTGGTAAACTCTCCTGAGACCGTCGCGCAGGCTATTAAAACGCGCTTTCTGCTCTGGTACGGTCAGTGGTTCCTCGATACCACCGAGGGAACGCCCTGGATTCAGTCCGTACTGGGTAAGCAAAAGCCTGACACCTACAACCTGGCTATCCGCCGGCGCATCCTGGAAACGCAGGGCGTGAGCGCAATCACCGAATTTAACACCGAAGTTGACGGCCGTACGCGCCGTGTAACGTTCACAGCAACGGTAGAAACCATCTACGGGACAACCACAGTAACCTCGGAGGCGTAATGTCTTTGGACCTCGACACACTCGGCTTATCGGCAACGGTAACCGCTGAGGGGATTAGTGCGCCCGACTATCAAACCGTGCTGGATACCATCACCGGCTATTTCCAGCAGATTTATGGCAGTGATGCTTATCTGGAACCTGACAGCAAAGACGGCCAACTGGTGGCGCTGGTGGCGCTGGCCATTCACGACGCCAATAACACGGCCATCTCGGTTTACCGGTCGTTCTCGCCGGCGATAGCTCTGGGTGACGCGCTGACGAGCAACGTCAAAATTAACGGCATCACCCGGCGTGCAGCGACAAATTCAACTGTCGATCTACTGCTGACCGGTACCGTCGGTACGACCATCACCAACGGCTCAGTACGCGACACAAACAGCGTGGTCTGGAATCTGCCTGCAACGGTAGTCATTGGCTCCGATGGGACAGTGGTAGCTACGGCCACCTGCGCGAACTCGGGAGCAGTCGCCGCAGTGGCGGGGTCGGTAAACGGCATCAACACACCTACGCGCGGATGGGCTTCGGTAACTAACCCGCTGGCGGCTACAGTAGGCGTAGCAGCGGAAACAGATGCAGAACTACGCGTAAGGCAGTCGCAAAGCGTCGCGCTGGCGTCTCTCACGCCATTTGATGCGGTAGATGGTGCGATTGCCAACGTTGAAGGCGTGACCCGTCACAAACTGTTTGAGAACGACCAGGAGGTGACGGATTCAAACGGACTTCCTCCGCACTCGATCTCGGCGATTGTCGAGGGTGGTGATGCAACGGAAATCGCTAACACTATCCGCAGCGTTAAAGGGCAGGGCGTATCCACTTACGGCACTACGTCCGTGATAGTCACCGACAAATACGGCAACCCCTATACCATCCGCTTTTCCCGGCCGGTGGATGTACCGATCTATGTGTCGATCACGCTCAAAGCGCTCACTGGCTACAGCTCGCAGGTTGGCGATGAAATCAAGGCGGCCGTGGCTGCATATATTAACTCTTTGGCTATCGGCGACAGCGTGCTGCTGAGTCGCGTTTACTCCCCTGCCAACCTGGGCGTTGTCAGCGGCGGTAACGCGCGTTATTACGACATCATGGAGCTGCTGATAGGGCGCTCTTCCGATGATGTAGCCGCGGCTAATGTGGTGGTTGCGTACGACGAATCGGCATCCTGCAGCGTGGATAACATTGTGCTGGTGGTGACGCCATGAGCAAATACACCGACCTGATAACCAATTACCATGCCGGTAAGCCAAAATTCGTCGACCATGTTGACTTGTCTACCCGGCCGCTGATTGATGTTTCTGCTGCGACTGCCGGACTCATCACGGCCTTTGATGTTGACACCGCCGTGGGCGACCAGCTGGATATTCTCGGGGAATGGATCGGCGTATCCCGCGCGGTAGCGGCGCCTATCACTGGCGTTTTCCTCCAGTGGGATAAAGAGCGAGTGGGCTGGGATCAGGGTATCTGGCTGGGCCCTTATCAGTCCACCGACGCTTTGACGTATCTCAGCGATGACGTGTACCGCGTAGTGCTTAAGGCCCGTATAGGGATAAACAACTGGAACGGTCAGAACGGCACGCTGCCGGATATTCTCGAAACAGCCCTTGAGGGCACCGGAATAAAAATGATTATCCTGGATAACCAGGACATGTCTATATCCGTTTTAATCGTCGTGGATGATGAATATATCATTCCCAATATTGACCGGTTGATATTTGACTCTGCAATTAACCACGGCCCGTTTATACCACTTCCGGAAGGATATGAGCCATCCCGCTACGATATAAACCCGATAGATAAACTTCCTGCTGAATTTGTTTTTGTCATTCGCGCTGGTCTTTTGACGGTAAAAGCCGCCGGGGTGCGAATCAGGGAAACCATTACACCATCCAACGGATATAAATTTTTTGGATTTGACGTCGATAACGATTACATCGCTGGTTTTGATTCCGGCGCATGGGGAGAAACATTCTGATGGCTGAAAATAATTTTAAGCCGTTTGCCGTTGGTGCAGGTGCAAACGTGTCCTCACAGACAGACTGGGAAAATCTGCTTGCATTGTCTACCGGTTTTACCGCGGGGATAGCCCGCTCTGAACAGGTCAACAAAGCGCTGCGGCAGGGTACCGTAATGGCGAGCGTTCTGGGGCAGATAATTCTGGAGCAAACCGCCGAGGATGTCCTGGATAACGGGGACACAGATGCGCTAAAAGTCCAGTTATTATCGGCCCTTGCCTCATTACAAATTGATTCCGTATACCCGGTGGGTGCGGTGTTGTTCTTCGCTCAGAACAAAAACCCCAACGCGCTTTTCCCTGGCACAACCTGGAATTATATCGGAGAAAACAAAACAATCCGACTTGGGCTTCAGGACGGATCGGATGTTCTGGATACGGGGGGTGCGGATACGGTATCTCTTGCCAAAGCAAACTTACCTGCACAGGCATTGAGTATTACCGGAACTGCATCTTCAGTTGATCTGGGCACAAAAACTACCGACAGCCAGGGTGACCACTCGCACGGCTGGGGTAGCTCAATGCAGAAACAAGGTGGTTCAGATCAGGCGGTGGGCTCTAATGGCGGTACTGATTTTGGCACTACATCAACGGGTGGGGCGCATACCCACAGCGTTGCCTTAGGTTCCCACAGTCATGGTGTTTCCGGTAATACCGAAAACATGGGTAGTGGTACCGCATTAAATATTACCAACTCCTACGTAAAACTAATGGGTTGGTATCGTTCTGCCTGAATATACCTGAGGTAAAATAATGGCTTTATATAAAACGGGTAACCCAGTCCCGTCTTCTGCTATGCCTGACATCTGGGATGATAACCAGGTTCAGGATATTATGATTAATAGCGAAGATTTGGAAGTTGAAACCCGAACCGGGAAAATGCAGCCGACCTGGGCGGGGCTTGTAAAGAAAAATGAAGACGAAATTGAGGAAACCCGCCAGAACCTGATCCCCCTGAGCAAGCAATACATGACGCTTGCTGACGCACAGGCGGATATTGCGAATATCCCGGAGGGGAGCACCACTTATGTGCGCAGCCCTGATGGCGGCACACTGGCAGATGAGTACATTAATAACGGTGGCACGCTGGCAGCTACCGGACGGAAAATGCCGTCTCAGGAGAGTGTTGATACTTTAATAGAGACCAACAAGCAAACATTACCTTTTACTTATCTCCTTTCTGCCTACAACGGAGATTCAACATACCCGCTCGCGCTGAGTGCCGATAACAATATTGTCCTGGGGTATGATGCTCCTTCAGAAGCAATAAGAGGGCTTGATGTACAAAGCGCACTTCAGTATCTCTCTGATATGTCCGGGCTTGGTTTTTCTCGCTTTAAAGGGAGCCCTTCCGGAATAATCCCCATCATTGGTGGAAGCGATAACAATATTGTCCTGGGGTATGACACAGCAAAGGCAGAACTTGTCGGGCTATTCCCTGAATCAGCAATGGATGCAAGCCCCAGAGCGCTGCCATTCAAAGTTGCCAAGGTTGCGACAAATTTCATACTCGCTTACGGTCAGTCATTGAGCACGGGTGTTCGCGCTCAGTCGGTTATCTCACTCACTCAGCCATACAGCAATATCACTTTCTCAAGCGGAGTAAGGGGGAATGGTGGGGATTTTTCAGCTATCAAGCCCCTGATTGAAGACGATGCAAAGCCTACCCCGGATGGCGAGAGCAGCGCAGCGGAAACAGTCTGTTCCGGAACAGCGAACTATGCCAGTCTGGCTATGTATCGGGAGAATAGTATTTCACCCTCTGACCATGTGATTTTTTGCAGTACTGCCGGGCACGGGGCATACACTATTGCTCAGTTGGCGAAAGGGTCTGCATGGTACAACTCGCAATTCCTTAACCACCTTAACGGAGCAAAAAGCCTCAAAAACGACATAGCCCTCCATGCTATCGCCTGGCTGCAAGGTGAGACCGATTCCAATAATACCGGCTATACAAAAGCCGCCCACCTCGCGGCGTTACTAAAACTCCAGAGCGATATTACAGTCGATGCGCAGTCCATCACCGGGCAGGACAGCCCTGTCATGTTCCTGACGTACCAGCACAGTTCGCGAGTAAGAACAAACGATGCCGTGCCGCTGGCAATACTGGAGGCATGCGAGATCAGTGATTATTTCTATTTTGTCGCGCCGACTTATGCCTTTCCTCATTACACGGACGGCCTGCATCTTCTGGCTGAGGGGTATAAATGGATTGGCGCATACTATGGAAGGGCATATAAACAGGCCATTATTGATGGCATCAAGCCTCTGGCAATCAGGCCGAAAGGCGCTACATGGCACGGAAACAAGGTAACCGTCCGTTTTGATGTTCCTGTATCGCCTCTGGTTCTTGATGCGACGAATCTTGCTCCCACTAAAGACTCTGGATTTGCCGTTTTTGCTGGCGGCGTTGCGCAGACCATCAGCGCTGTTGAAGTGCTGCATGGAGACAGTGTGGTTATCACCCTGGACTCTGCGCTCACTTCCACTCCGCAGGTGCGCTATGCGTTTGATAATCTCGGTACAGGTCTGACTATTCAGAATGGTGCCAGCGGCAATCTCCGAGACTCCTGCCCTGATACCTGCATCATTGCCGGTAATGAAAAACCGATGTTTTATATTTGCCCCCACTTTAAATTAAGCGCCATCAGCGAGGATTTCTGATATGTCACTTTTTATTCAACTTCCGGTCACGGCCCCTGCAACTATCGGTACGGTCGCAGAGGGTGATATTGAAATATTCTTGCCATTTGATTCTGATGCTACAGAATTCTGGAACTTCCGGCGGGCTTCTTTAGTGGCTGCAAACGATGCTACAAAATCATTGACGCCACAGGGTAATTATTCTTTCAGCGGCAATGCACTGAATGTAACGACAGGCGGCGGGAATAATCTGGAGACCAGTCTGGTTGATGATGGTGAATTCTCGTTTTGCGGAGTGGTGAGTCATCTTGGTTCAGACACCATGTCAACGATTATTGCCGGTAACTATCAAAACTCCGTTGAAGGCACTACGATTTATAAAGCCACTGGCGGCGTGTTAACTGTCCGCGCCGCATCCAAAGTTTCAACTATAGGTGTCCCGCATGCGTCATCGCCATTATTCTTCGGTGTCTCGATCAGCAAATCATCGCCAGCGCTCAGTGTGGTAGTTAAGCAACCTGGCACGCTCGACTTTTCAGTAACCGGAATATCTTTTGCTACGCCGTATGTAGAATCAACCGAACCAGTAACGCTAGGTTCATTGGTTGGGGGGGCAGTGTCAAATATCCCTTTCTATGAATTTGCCACCTATGAACGTGCGCTGACCCTGGCCGAACTCAACACTAAATATCTGCTGGCCAAAACGAGAATGAAAGGCATTGGAATCTCAATTTAATCGTTGCAGCAGCGGCTGCCATGAAAATTGATAGGCGTAACCTCTCTTGATCTGAACCCCAGATAAAACTACTGTATATAAAAACAGTGGTTATCGGAGGGAAGACATGCATCGACAGTCAGACATCAATCAGGCATTCCGCGAGTCGGTATTGCGCAGTTCTAAGGGGTTCCAGTACCTTCACACCCGCGACTTCGTTACTGCGCTGCGCCGGCGCGGCATCCATTTTTCCGAGGTGGAGGCTAACGCCTGGATCGCACGCGAGCAGTCTTATTTCGTCGACAAAACGGCAGAGCACAGCGAAAACCGCCTGTGGATAATGGCAGAGATGGAACGAGAGCTGATTGTCGAGCGAACCAGAGCGGGTTTAGCCGCAGCGAGGGAGTAGGGGAGAGTCGGTGGCCGTCGCCGGGTAATGACTGAAGATGTGGTGGAGCAGTGCCGCAGAATGCTGGAGAACGGCGCTACCCGGCAGCAGGTAGCCGATGTGATAGGTGTAGACGTGAAAACAATCTACAAGTACCTCCCGGCGACTTGAAGACAAAGATTTCACTACTTTTCCTGATATGTTACGTTTGGCTTAATCAATTCATTCAGCTTTGAAAACAGTTTGGTTTGTTCGTGAACGGTAAGAAAACAATAAGTTTTGAGCAATTTTTAACTATTAA